GTATCTACAAGGAAGCAATGCAAATGCGTATGGTGCTTTTGCATCAAGATATGCTGGCGCAGCAGGAAATGCAATTCAAGTAAACGTTTACGATAATGCATCAGCCGCTACATTCGCAAATACTAACATTACTTCAGGTGGTGTTTCAAGAGCATGGTCAAGTGTTGTTAATGGTGCACCAGGAACTTCAACTTATGTAAGTACTGCTGGTGGAGCAAATGATGAATTCCACGTTGTCGTTACTGACAGCACAGGAGCAATTACTGGAACAAAAGGAAGCGTTCTAGAAGTGTTCCCATATGTATCAAAAGCAATTGATGCAGTAGATGGGAATAATCAAACAACATACTGGAAAAATGTAATCTACACAAACTCAAATTACATTTACGCTATGGATGCTGTTGATTATGCTAACACCAATTTAACATGGGGTGATACAGCAGCAAATACTACATTTGCAAGAACAGCAGCAGTAAATACTACATTAAATCTATCTGGTGGCATAACAGCAGCACTAACAGATGGTGATATTAATGTTGGATATGACCTGTTTACAAATTCTGATGTTGTTGACATATCACTAGTTCTAACTGGAGGTGCAAGTGTTACAGTACAACAGTACGTCATTGATAATGTCGTTACTCCTGCAGGAAGCGTAACAGGTCGTTCTGGAGATTCTGTAGCATTTATTTCTCCAAGATATTCTGATGTTGTAAACCAATCTGGTGGAGAAACTGATAATATTAAAAATTGGTTGGAAACATTAGCTCGTTCAAGCTCTTATACTGTTACAGATTCCGGATGGAAATACATGTACGACAAGTATAATGGTGTGTACCGCTATGTTCCACTAAATGGTGACATTGCAGGATTATGTGCATTTACAGATCAAGTTCGTGATCCATGGTTCTCACCAGCAGGATTCAATCGTGGTGCAATTAAGAATGCTGTTAAGCTGTCTTGGAATCCAAATCAAACACAAAGAGATATTCTATATCCTTTAGGTGTTAACCCAGTGGTTACCTTCCCTGGACAAGGAACAGTTCTCTATGGTGACAAAACATTGCAATCTAAACCATCAGCATTTGATAGAATCAATGTTCGTCGTCTATTCATTACTCTTGAGAAAGCAATTTCTAGAGCAGCAAAGTTCTCGTTGTTTGAATTTAACGATGACTTTACAAGAGCCCAATTTGTAGCACTTGTTGCTCCATTCCTGCGTGATGTACAAGGTCGTCGTGGTATCTATGACTTCCGTGTTGTTTGCGATACAACAAACAACACACCACAAGTTATTGATAACAATCAATTTGTTGGAGATATTTACATCAAGCCTGCTCGTTCTATCAACTTTATCAGACTTAACTTTATTGCAGTTGGAACAGGAGTTCAGTTCACAGAAGTTACTGGTGCTATCTAATAAATAAAAGAACAAGGAGAAAAGAATGGCTTTTAATGTATCAGAGTTCAGAGCAAATATGATTGGGGACGGTGCCCGTCCTAATCTATTTTCTGTGACATTAATCTTTCCAACAATAGCAGCAAATGGTGCCGCAGCAGGATCTAGAGCAACATTTATGGCTAAGTCTGCACAACTGCCTGGCTCTACTGTGGGAACTGTTCCTGTATTTTATTTTGGTCGTGAATTGAAGTTTGCAGGAAACAGAACATTCCCAGATTGGACACTAACTATCATCAATGATGAAGATTTCTCAATCAGAAATTCTTTAGAATCATGGATGAATGCAATCAACAGTCATGCAGGAAACGTTCGTAATGCACAAGCGTCAAATCCAGCAGGTTATACTGTTGATGCTGAAGTTACACAATATGGAAAAACAGGCAATATTCTTAAGAAGTATACATTTGTTGGATTGTTCCCAGTAGATGTAGCTCCAATTGATTTAGATTGGGGATCAAACGATACGATTGAAGAATATACTGCTACTTTTGCATATCAGTGGTGGCAAGCAGATACAACAACTTAATTTGATTTATAATGGAGAGCCTCTGGCTCTCCTCATGTTATTTTGATTTTATAATGCAAGGAGAAACATTTTGGCGCTAAACCTATTTGGCTTTACCATATCAAGACAGAAGGCTGAAGAAGATTCGTTAGTTCAGCAATCATTCGCTCCACCGAGTAGCGATGATGGCGCATTGACGATTACTTCTGCGGCCTATTATGGTACATATGTTGATTTAGATGGTACTGCAAAAAATGAAGTAGAACTAATTTCTCGATATAGAGAAATGGCTATGCAACCGGAGATTGAATCTGCTATTGATGACATTATCAATGAGTCTATTGTACAAGACGATGATGGTAGGAATGTCAAGTTAATTATGGATGCGTTAAAGCAACCGGAGAAAATTAAAAAAGCAATATTGGAAGAATTTAATACTGTCTTGAGACTACTGAATTATAGTAACATGGCTCAAGATATTTTCAGAAGATATTATATTGATGGTAGATTATTCTATCATATTATTATTGATAGAGAAAATCCTATTGGTGGTATCAAAGAATTACGTTATATTGACCCAAGAAAAATACGCAAGGTTCGTGAATTAAGAAAAAAGAAAGATGAGAGAACTGGCGTAGAAATCATGGCTGTCATTAATGAATATTACATTTATAACGACAAAGCAATTACTGGTACTCAGTCAAACTATGGACCAGTAGGCACAAGAATTACAAAAGACTCCATCGTCAATATTAATTCAGGTTTGATGGATTCTCGTAGAGCAGTTGTTCTCTCATACTTACACAAGGCAATTAAGCCTTTGAATCAGTTGCGTATGATTGAAGATGCAACTGTCATCTATCGTATTTCAAGAGCACCAGAACGTAGAATTTTCTACATTGATGTAGGTAACTTACCAAAACTTAAAGCAGAACAATATCTGCGTGATATCATGGTCAAGTACAAGAATAAACTTGTTTATGATGCCAATACAGGTGAAGTTCGTGATGACCGTAAGTTCCTATCAATGATGGAAGATTTCTGGTTACCTCGTAGAGAAGGTGGCAAAGGAACAGAGATCACCACATTACCTGGTGGTCAAAACCTTGGTGAACTAGAAGATGTAAAATATTTTGAAAAGAAATTATATAAATCACTCAATGTGCCAATTTCTAGATTAGAATCATCTTCCGGTTTCACTATCGGACGTTCATCTGAAATTACCAGAGATGAATTAAAGTTTGCAAAGTTCATTGATAGACTGCGTAACAAGTTTGCTGAATTATTTGATCAAGTATTGAGAATACAATGTGTTCTAAAAGGTATCTGTACTGATGCTGAATTTACAGAATTCAAAGAACACATGTATTATGACTTCATCAAAGATAATAATTTCTCAGAACTTAAAGAAGCAGAATTGATGGCAAACAGATTAAGTCTTTTGCAACAAGTTGATCCTTATACTGGAACTTATTATTCAATGGGTTGGATTCGTAGAAATGTTCTACGCATGGATGATGAAGAAATCAAACTCATTGATAGAGAAATTGATGACGAAAAGAAAGCTGGTTTTGAAGTGCCGACTGAAGTGCAAAATGCTGTCACACAACAAAAGATGATGACTGACATCCAAATGGATGCACAATCACAACAGATGGCACAACAGCAAGATATGGCAGCACAACAAAATAATACCCAAGAGCCAGAACAAACTTCTGCTGCTGATACACAAAAGTCTCAACAGAGAAAACCTAAAGCGGTTAATTCATCTGCCGATTTAAGTTTATCTGAAGATTCAATAGTAAGAAGATTGACAAGAATATTATAAATAATGTTTGTTCATTTTTTAAATAAAGGAAGATCATGAATACCAGAGCAATTATAGATTATGCAATTCAAGATGACGCCGCAGCAATGCGTGATGCTCTTTATGCTGAAATTCAAGACAGAGTACATTCACATATTGAAATGAAGAAGCAAGAGATTGCACACGGACTAGTTACACAAGAGGAAGATTCTGAAGCTTCTGTTGAAACAGAAGAAGGAATTACAGAAGAATGAAATCACTAAAAGATTTTATTGCGAGAGATAAGCTAGAAGAAGATATTGATGGCATGCCTGGTGTGTTTACATCAAAGCCATCAGATCCTCCACAGATTCTTATTATGCGTAGAAAATCTATTCGTGAATTTCCAAATGGACAACGTGTTGCCTTATATCAGGTTGATAAGTTAAATAGGTATATTACTATACCATATCAGGTCAAACAATGGGCAAACGAAGAAACAGAATTACAATTAGAGCCAATAGAAGAAAATGTAATGCATCATTTGAAGAACATTATTGACAATAGTCAAGCTAAGCCAGTCAAATTTAAAGATGGTTCTTCAATGAAAGTTGATGTACAAACAGCAAATGCTATTTTAAAAGTACATGGTGCAGTAAACGACGAGAACAAAGAAAAGATTTCTCAAATGGCTCATAAGAGTAAAAACCATTTTAAAAAAGTAGCAGATTTTGCATGGAAACATGTAACTTATAAAAGTTAAGGATTAAGAAATGGCTAACGCATTTTCATATCAAGTTCTAAAAGATGATACACAATCAGCAGTTATTAAACTAACTGGTCTTTTTGATGGATCTGGACAAGAAGAAAACATTGCTAGAATTCAAGCAAACACACTATATGGTGCATTAGATGCAAATAATGTTCCA